TGCTTCTTGAGACTGTAGGGATCCACCACGAGTTCCATGGCGCCCCACTCGCCGATCATGACGTCTCCCCAGTTCCCGAAGATCAGGCCGTGGGACGTGCCGCCCGTGTCCACCAGGGTGGACATGAGGCTGGAGACCTGGTTGGTGCTCATGGCGTGGTAGCCACACACCTCGCCGTTCTGCCGCTGCCCGGTCCAGATGTACTTCGCGCCGGCCACGCTGGATTCCAGGACCTGGGCCAACTTCCCGGCCATCTGCGCCGTCGTCATCCAGCCGATGTTCCCGAGCAGGGCATTGTCGATTGCCACCTCGGTGATCATGTCCTGGAGGAGGGCATAGCTCGGGACGCCGCCCATGGCCTTCGTGTTCACTCCGGTCGTCCGGTAGATACCGGTGGGCTGATTCGAGGACCCCAGGCCGTGGATGGCCGCGCGGTCACGCGCCTTGGCGTGGGCGAACGCGAGGGATTCGCGCACGGTGGACTCGATGGAGATGACGGCCTGCTGAAGCAGCGAGCGGGAGAACGAGGTGGTGGCCTGGAGGAGCTTGGCAGCCAGGGTCACGGAGCCGAACGTGGGGGCAGAGGCGGTGACGTCCGAGCCTCCGTTCTCGGCCATCCAGTAGGCGATGGCGTCCGCGGTCAGCTTCGGGAAGGTCACGGGGCCGTTGAGGCCGGGAAGGATCCGGGCGCCCATCTGGATCACGGCGCAGAAATTCCGCAGGAGTTCGATCATCTCCCCGGCGGTGGTGAACTTGAGTTCCGCGCCGGCCGTCGCCGTGCCCGTGTCCAGCCCTGCGCGAAGCTGCATGGGCACCAGGAGGCCCCCCTTCCGCGCGTAGTTCGCGGGGAGGTTGCGCTCGATGGTCTCGTGGATCTCGTCCTCGAAGCTGCGGGCGACCCTCACACCCTCGGAGCGCAGGACGTGGTTCTGGATGGCCCGGGCGTAGCTGAACTTCCGGGCCTCCTGGGCGCTCATGTCGAGGTTGAGGGCGGGGAGGGGCTGGGCGCCCTTCTCGGCGATGAGGGCGAGGACGGCGGCCCGGGCCTCGGCGATGGACTTTCCGGCCAGGATCTCCCCGGCCTCCTTGCCCAGGCCGTGACGGGCGGCGATGGCCTGCAGCTGCAGGGCCTCGATGACGGTGGAACGCTCGCCCTCGGGGTTGTCCAGTGCCCGCAGCATGGCGTCCGCCTGGGCCTGGGTGATGGTGCCGGCCGCCAGGGCGGCCGCGATCTGTTCTTTGGGGTTCATACGAACCTCCTGCGCGGTGCCGGCCGGAGGGGCCGGGGGATTCGGGGACTCGGTGGTCCCAAGGGACCGCCCGACACCCACGGTGTCGTCGGCGGGGACGGAGACGATGGAGCCCTCGTAGGGGATCCAGTTGACGAACCGATAGGTGTCCGGGCAGCCAGCCTCGCCCTTGGTCACGGTGTAGTCCGTGAGCATGTAGCCCACGCTCACCTTTGAGCGGATGCCGTCCAGGACATCCTGGAAAACCTCCTCGGCGTCCTCGCACTTGCTGAACCGGACGATGCATCGGAGGACCCGATCAGCATCCACACGGGCGGACTCGATCACACCGATCTGGCAGGCATGGTCGTGCTGGAGGAGGAGCGGGGCCCCGTTCAGGAGGCGGGAGAGGTCCACCTCTCCCGGGCCGTGGCCCAGGATCTCGATGCCATACCACCGCTCGTAGGGGGTCTCGCTGGAGAGGGCGATCTCGACGGTGCGGGCCTCCTGATCGATGCTGGCCCGCTCGACGGTGAGGGTGCGGAACTGAGGCTTGGCCATCTCGACGGCCCGGGCGTCATCACCGGGAAGGGGATGGTGCTCCCGGGTCTGGGGCTGGCCCAGCATCCGGAGGAAATCATGCGGCTGCGGCATCGGGAGCCTCCTTCGGGTCGGGGATGGCCTTGACGGGCTGGAACAGGGGCAGCACAAGGCCCTTTGTCTTCGCGTAGTCCACGACTTCAGCCAACTTGTCGATGTTGTCCCGCCAGTCCAGACCGTTGCGGCCGCACTCCCTCTGCGGGGTGGAGAGTCCGTGGCAGATCGCGTTCCAAGAGGCGGCCTCGTCCTTCTGCGGATCCACCCACTCCCAGGTCCTGGGCCACCAAGTGGGGGCGCTGAGGCGCTCGATGTCCACGCCGGGGACCTGAACGGCTCCCTTGGTGACAGCCATCTCGAGCCAGGCGCGGAAGATCGGCTTGCAGACGCTGCGGATGAACCATGGCTGGAGTTTCCGCCACTGGTCACGCTCGGAGAGAAGGGCCACGCGGGAGGAGGAGTAGTTGGCGTCCGACACGTTCCCCGTGAGGGAGTGGTGGGCCACACCCAGGCCGGCGGAGGCCCCCTGGAGAAGGGCCGTGCTGAACTGAGGCAAAACGCCGTTGGGGTGCTGGATCTGCGGGAACACCACGTCCAGGCCGGGCTCCAGGCCCATGAACGTGGCCATGTCCGAGGTCATTTCCTCGGCGGCGGCGTGCGGGTCTCCTCCACCGGGGGCGTCCAGGTCTCCTTTGATGACGCCCAGCCTGTTGCTCTCCCAGGTGGCCGCGGCGAGCTCGGCGGTCCAGAGCTTGCCCAGCATGTTGATCTGCACCATGGCGCAGGTCATCCAAGGGACGCCCCGGGTGGCCCGGGCGCGGTCCTTGCGGTAGATGTGCATGATCTCTGCGGCGGGAACGCGGACGCGCTCCCTGGGCTTGGGGGTGCCGTAGTCGGAGGGGTGCTCCGTCCACAGCCAATAGGCCAGCGGAGCGCCCCAGGAATCCACCTCGACCCCCATGATGATGCGGTTGCCCTCGCGGGTGATCCCGTTGTGGGTGTGGTCCAGGCGGTCTGGGTCGATCACCTCCACGGCATAGCCCCAGCGGTTGCCGAATCCCCTGACGTGCCGCAGGATGGCCTCTCCGTCCTGGGCGCAGGTCTCGACGGTGAGCTGCTCCATCTCGGCTCGGCTCATCAGCCCATCGACCGTGCAGGACTCGGAAAACGCTGCGAATTCGGCCTCGATGTTGGCGTTCCAGGCGGTTTTCGGCTGGCCCTTGGCGCCCGTGATCCCGGACTCGAACCCGATCCCGTTGGGGCCCACGATGTTGGTGCTGCACAGGTTGATGTACCGGGCAGCGTAGACGTTGTTGTTCTTCAGGTCACGGGAGTGCGCCCGAAGCCGGGGGAGGTCCCGCTGGCGCTCCTTGTGGGCCACCTCGAGCATGGTCATGAAGTCGAGGGTCCGGGTCAGGTTGGCGGCGGCGTAGCCCCTGCGGTGAGGGGTGCGGCCTGCCTTGGCCTGGGAGGGGCTGGGGCTGAAGAAGTCACGGATGCGGTCAAACATGGCCGAACCTCACCGGGATCACGCGGGCCACGGGGGCGCCACGCTCACGGCGGACCTCGGAACGGAACCGGGCCCGCAGCGCGAGCAGCTGCTCGTGCGTGGCATGGATCAATCGCATTTCCTTGCCCACGTCGCTCTCCAGGATCGAGGTCCCGGCCCGGCCCTCGAGACAGGCCTCGACCGCGGCCAAGCATCGCTCGGCCCAGGTCCTGCGATCCACGGCGGCCGTGGGATCCGGAAGAACGCGAAGGGTGCCCTCGGCCAGGGTGTGGAATGTGTCGGAGCGGGAGACCCGGGCCGCCCAGTGATATTCCCCGGGGGTCCAGGTGGTGGAGACCGCAGCGGTGACGGCGGCGAGGTGATCGTCTCCGGAGGCCGTGCAGGCGATCACGCGCGGGGAGGTGGCGCCGATGGACAGGTAGATCGTGAGCACCCAGCCGGCAGACGCAGGGTAGTCCTGGAGGGACTCAGTCCAGCTCCAGGTGTCGCCAGCGGTGAGCAGGGTCGGGATGTTCACAGGGCCTCCTGGACCAAGGGTCGGAGGTCCCTGGCTCAGGGGTGTACGCATCGCATGCGTACACCCAGAAGGGGCCACCCCTGGAGGTGGCCCCGGTGCCCGCACAGGGCATGTCCCCCGGTGGGGGGATGGGTTACGTTTTGCGTGCGTGGGAGGCGCTGAGGGCCTGAGAATACAGGTCTCTGATTTGATCGAACAGACTGTCCAGCTTCTTCTCCAGCCGCACCTCCAGGTCCCGGATCCGCATCTCCCAGTCCGGGGCGGCGTCCAGGCGGGCCTTGAGTTCGGCCTGCTTGACCTGGGCCTCCTGGAGGTCATTCCGGAGGGTGTCCAGCCTGCGCCACATGGCCGCTTGCTGGTCCTCCACGGTTTTCCGGTCCCGGGCCAGGAGGGAGCGGACGATCCCCCACAGGCCCCCGAAGACCGCGATGAGAAGGGCGCAGACGGTGAGGATGTTCGCGGGGGTCATTTCTGCTCCACGGGGGCCGGGCCCCAGATCAGAGTTTCGAGTTGATCCGCGTATCCCGCCTGCTCCGCGAGGTCGAGCACGTAGGCCTTGAGCACCTCGGCCGTGGTGGCTGTCTCCGGCAGCTGCCGGACCCGCAGGACGGGCCGCACTATCCGGGCCGGGGGAGGGGCTGGGACCGCGATGGGCGGTTTCACGCAGCCCAGGGCCAGGAGGAGGGCGAGGGGTGCCAGTTTCACAGGACCACCCCCGTATCGCTGAGGATCTGCTGTAGAATCATCGCCCCCGCCCTCGGCACCTCCCCGAGGGTGATGGTGCCGCCCGTGGATGCAGCCCAGTCCGTCACCGTCCCCGAGGGGTGATAGGGGGTGAGGGGGCCCGCCTCGACCTGGATGAATGAAAGGGTCAGGTTCGCGCCCGCGATGCCCTGATATGACCTGTCCCCGTAGCCTGTCCCGGCCGACGAAAGTATGTAGATATTGAGGCTCGTCAGGGCGGCGGTCGAGGTCCAGGACATGGACCAGCGGTAGACCCAGGGCATCCACCAGAGGGGGGAGATGGACCCCACAGCGGTCGCGCCCGCGGTGCTCAAGATCGTTCCTGTGGCGAGATTGAAGGCCACTGCGTTGCCGTTGGTGCTCTCCCGGACGAGGAATCTGGAACGTACCCCGGCCATCCCGAAGCCTGAAATTGTGTGCATAGCAGCGGTCGTGGTGGCCGATTGGTAAATTACATGGGTGGAGTTATTGGTCCCCTCCTCCAGGAGCACTGCCGTTGTGGTCCCCCGAGGGTCGGCGACGATGGTCCTGGACGCGTCGTTCACGCCCCAGCCGACGAGGAAATTTTCGCTGTTTGGCATGAGGTTGACGTGGGACGCCGACCGAAGCAGCGAGTCCACGATCACCCCCCCCACGAGGAGGCTCTGCCAGTCGCGGATCCATAACGGGCCCTTCGTCGCGGGGAACACAGTGCGGACGCCATCTCCCACGCCCAAGATTCTGGCGTGGCCGCAGGCGAGGATGTCGAGGGTCGCGGAGGAGGCCATGGGTCAGACCGTGGAGAGGGTGGAGGTCACCGCGGCCCCGGTGCCGGAGATCACCGATACGTTGGCCCGCACGAGGTCGTAGGGCCCGACGAGCGGGGTGGAATATGACGCCCGCGTGGTCCCGCTGAGCGTCTGGGTGGCGATGGTATCCCAGTCCGCGCCCGCGCTGTTCGAGACCTGGATCAGGACCGTGGCCGAGACGGCACCGGTTCCGGCCACGGAGGACTGAATGCTGAAACCCTTTTTCTGGGAGATCCCCACACCGAGACCGGCCCCGGTGGCGATGACGGCATTGAGCAGTTTCGTGGTGGACATGGGGGCTCCAGAAGGAGGGGGG